TAACTAACCACAACAACAAATACCACAACAACAAATACCACAACAACAAATACCACAACAACAAATACCACAACAACAAATACCACAACAATTACAAAATAATAATAATAATAATAATAATAATAATAATAATAATAATTTAATAAAAAAATGTGAATCATGCAAATATCGCTCTGTGAATTTATTGTCGAATCCAAAAAACAAGTTTTGTTGTATCAGGTGTCGAGATACATTAAAAAATATGTCTAATATTACAAAAGAAGACTTGGCAGTTACAAGTAAATATCATAATGATATGTGTAACGTTAATAATCAAGAATGCGACAATACAAGTTTAAAATTTAATAAAAATAAATGTTTTACAAAATTAGAACAAATGGGAGGTAAGAAAAATATACATGATCAATATTATTTAAAATATAAAAAATATAAAAAAAAGTATTTATTATTAAATTAGCAATAATTGAATTATTTTAAATGTAAAAATTAATTCATTTTAAGAGGTGGTTTTGTCACAATACTTATTATTTTTTTTGTTTGTCCATTTCTTTTTTTGACAATACTTACTGAGCCACCTGAATAGTGTGTATTGTGACTTGATGAACCTGAATTAGACCCTGTAGTACTTGGAATTTGTTTTTTTGGTAATTTTATTTTAGGTGAATCACTATGAACTGATTTTATTGAAGAAGAATCACTGTGTCTATCTGAACTTCTTCCAGATAAATTTTTATTTATTATTTGATTAATTGGTGTAATATGTTTACTACCAATGGAACTCTGCCTGCTTTGTGAACTTAATAAACTTTCAATACCACTGCTACTTTTACTTGAAATACTTGCAATACTACCAACACTTATAGCGTTACTTGAATAATCAGATCTCGTGTTTTTTGATGCATTAGAATTTTTAGTAGATGTATTTGAATTTTTACTAGACGCATTTGAATTATTGGTAGAAGCATTAGATTTATTAGATAATATGTCAACGTTTGGATTGTAATATTGTGAAGGTATTGGATCTTCAAATTTTGTATTCCTTGTATTTTGTTGTAATTGTACATTTTGTTGTAATTGTACATTTTGTTGTAATTGTACATTTTGTTGTGATAAATTTGGAGATGATTCAGTATTAATTTTTTGTGGTTGTTGTTGTTGTGGTTGTTGTTGTGGTTGTTGTTGTTGTTGATTTGGCAAACGTCTAGGCACTGGTCTAGTTACTATTTGTGGTGGTGCGGTGTTTGTCGTTGGTGCTTTAATACTTGTTGCGACAGGTACAGGATCAACTTGATAGCTCGGTGGCACATTTTTTACTATTTTTGGTTTAACATATTTATTAAGAATTTGATTTACTCTTGGCGTGGTTTGTTGTTGAGTTACTCTTTGTGGTTGTTGTTCGCTTTCTTCTGATATTTCTGATTTTTGTAAATTTTTCCGATAGATTGATGGTACAATCGAAGGTTTTTTACTAATAACTGAACCTGAAGATCTCATTCCTTTCAATTCATCCTCTAACATATCTAACTCTCTTATTGCCCTATAATGTTTTTCTTTTTCACTTTGAATATCTTTGCTTTTAATACTTTTATCTGTTTGGTTATCCAAATCATATAGACCACGATTTCTATTATATTCTTCTCTTTCCCGTTCTTTTTGTTTAATAAAATTTAATCTTTGTAATTGTTCATTTCCTTGCATGTGTTTTTCGTTAACAATATCTTTCATTTTTTTATCTTCTGCCATCGCTTCTTCTCTTAGTTTTTTAATTAATGCTTTGTTCTCTTCATCACCAATACTAGGCATTAATTGAAGAGCAGCATTATATCCATGATACTGAACGGCACTACTACCAAGTGCAAATAAAAGTTTTAATTCTGGAGCAATTACAACACCTTGACCTACATACTTTTCGTAAAGTTCACTAAATGTACCATATTGTTCGTTTAAACCATTTTTCACATGATCAGACCAACCATCCAAATTAAATCCGAAAGGATCCCATTTTTGATTTGACCATTCAATACCTTTAACCAAATGTAAAAATGCATCACTTAACCATTTTGTACCTTCATGTTTATCTTTGATATATTTATGTAAATTTCTTTCGCGCAACATATCTTCATAATTTGATTTTAAACTGTAATTTTGAGATAATTTTACGCCTTGAAAATGAGCCATTTCTGCTAATTCCCTCATTACATCAAATTTAGCTAACGTTTCTTCTTCTTCACTTGTAAAAATTTTACCTCCAAGTTGTTGCTTAAATTTATTTTTTGCATCTTCGGCTGTTCCATTAGCTTTATTGAATTGAGATTCATATTTAGAACCTAGCGGCTTAGATGTTGGTCCTGTTGCTGATACTTGTGCAGATCCAGAAGCAGATTCCGTATTACCTTTATTGTTATCTTCATCATTTCTAGTTTCGCTATCACGACAATATTTATCAGTTTCGTAATTATTTTGTGATTCTTCTTCTTCAGATTTTGAATATGGTACGGGATCATCAACTAGTTTTAAACGATTAGCAAATGTTTGTGGTTCATAATCTGTATTGGCTCTTGGCATATTACTTCTTATATTCCGCATCATTGTATCCTTTGGAGATGATGTTGTTTGTGCGTAACCATAATCAGCATTATCAGCTATCAAATCGGCATGTCTGCTACTTTCGTCAAATGACATATGAAATTATTATACTTTTTTGAGGAAAGTATTTATTTTGGGAATTACGCGTAAAAAATTGTAATTTAAAAACAATTTTTTGTTAGATTAGTATAGTATTATTATATGATCTATAGGTATACATATTAAGACATAATGCTTTACTGTGGTTTGCGTGAGGCATACGATAATAATTCAATAGATAACTCAAAAGTTGGTTCATTTATTAATAATGAAAATAATGGTAATAATATCCTTCGTAAAAAAAATAATTTTTATCAAGGGTCACAAACTAAATCTGTAGTTACACCAAGTCATAAACAAATTGCGAAAATACCTAATAATGTTTACAATTATGAATTTGGTAATAATGAATTAGATATCGTGGATTATGATATGGATATGAATAAACTTGTAGATCAAAATGCAAACAATAAATTTACAGATCAGTTTGTAGATCAATTTAACAATCAACAAGAAACTGCGAATTATAATCCACGAGTTTCATTTATTGACGATACAAGTGAAATTATTATTCCAAGAAGAAAAAAACATTCTCATCCATACTATATTAAAAAATTTCTACAAAGTATTACGGATGATGATTTAATGTCAATGGCAAGTAATTATGATAACGATATGTATCAACATATTATGTCTTGTAAATATTGTAGGATGAAAATTAGATATGAAATGAAAAAACAATTTATTAATCAAGCCGCATTGATAAATTCGAATAATTACAATATGACGAATGGCAGGCTTGCAGATAATAATCTAATTTATCATGTTCAACATTTTGATCCGGCTTTAACGATACAACAACAACAACAATTACCTAATATACCCTTCCAAGCTAGCTTACAACAACAACAACAACAACAACAACAACAACAACAACAACAACAACAACAACAACAACAACAACAACAACAACAACAACTAATACAAGAAAAAAAATTGGAAGTTCAAAATATACATAAAGAAAAGAATTACGAGCAATATTTATTAATTTTTATAGTGTTGATTTTAGTATTTTTCTTAATTGCTGACATAGTTATTAAAATAATTAAATAATTAATTAGAAGGATTTTTTAAATGGTCCCATGTAATAAAAATCGCATCTCCTAATTTAGTGCACAAAATACCTTCTTCTTTTAATTTAGAAATTAGATAATCAGAACAAGCATGCATTGAATAATTATTAAAATCTTTCCATCCTCTGGGTATTTTAAATACAACATCTGTTTTTCTAAAATTACTTGCTTCATTAATTTTTTCGACACATATATCATATATTTTATCATATGCTCTATTAACAAGTATCTCCTTTTTTCTTTCTTTTTTTATATCATTATGAATATTCAATTTAACACTTTTAGTTCTATCATCTAACATGTGTCTTACTGTTACTATATCCATGGTCCTAAAATTATCAATGTCTGGATATAAATCCGTAATTCTTGTTTTTTCCATATCTAGCGTATATTTGAAAATACCAGTATATATGTAATTATATATAAATGTCTCTAGTAAATGCAAGCACGGTAAATAATAATTGTGAAAATTTAGGTATTAACATTTATTCTAACAATGATCAAAACTTTACGGATACAACTAAAGAAATCAAAGAAGAAATCAAAGAAGAAATCAAAGAAGAAATCAAAGAAGAAATCAAAGAAGAAATCAAAGAAGAAAACGAAAAAAAAGGAGAAATAATTTTGGATGAAAATAATAAGGAAGAAGAAAATAATAAAGTTAATGAAATAAATGTTAAAAAAATACTTGTTTTGTCAGGAGGTGGTATTAAAGGATTAGCATTAATAGGTTGTTTAAAAGCATTGGAAAAGTTAGGTATTTTAAACGGGATAACTACATTAGCAGGAACATCTGTAGGTGCATTAATTATTTCTTTATATATAATTGGTTATTCGCCAGATGAATTATATGTGTTTGTTAAAAAATTTAATTTTGGTAGTTTAAGAAATATTAAATTATTTAACTTATTTACTTCTTTGGGAATAGATGATGGGTGTAAAATGCAACTTATGATAGAAAAAATGATTACAGCTAAAGGATTAAACAAAGATATTACTTTAAAAGAATTGCATGAAATAACACAAAAAACTATAATAATGACAACAGTATGTCTAAATACCTGCAAGGCTGAATATTTAAGTCATAAAACACATCCAACTTTATCATTAGCTGTTGCTATTAGAATGAGCACATGTATTCCATGGTTTTACAGTCCTATTGAATATCAAGGGCTTTTGTATACTGATGGTGGTTGTATCGATAACTATCCAATACATCTTTTTAAAAATAAAAAAGAAAAAGTAATAGGAGTTTATTTGGTAGATTCTTATGGTGATAATACTACAGTCAATAATCTCGAAACTTTTAGTGTACAAGTATTAAAATGTTTTATGAAAGGCGTAGCTTTTAATTCTACCAAGGGTTACGAAAAACAAACTATAAATGTTAATTTGAAAGATATCAGTGCAACGGATTATGATATTGATGTTAATAAAAAACGTAAACTATGTTTAATAGGATTAAAATCAGTAATGAATTATTTTGAACAAGAGATAAATATTAACACAAGCAAAATTACATAAACCCAATAGCCTTATAATCAACACCGTCAACAATTACATTCGAATATTCAATAGTATCGTAAATATTATTTCTATCTTCTAACATTTTTTTAAAATAATCATCGTTAATATTATCATTTGTGTTTCTGCTAGGTTTAAGATTTTTATTAATCGAAAACATATTATTAAATGCAATATGATTGTTGTTTAAATTTTCTTGCGGACCTAAACCATTGTAATCTGGAATTTCATTCAAGTTAGTGCCATTACTTTTGCTTGGTAGTGGATTAACATATGAAGTATCTTCTTCATTGACATCATCATTACATATATTTTCGATAACAGTATTAAAATTTTCGTTGAATTTATTAATATCAAAATCCTCATCATTTTCAAATATTTTATCTGGTAAATTTTCTAAATCATCTTGCTCTCTTATTAAATTTAAATCATCAAGTACAAGATCTTCATCCTTAATTTTATCTTCTTTAAGCCCAACAATTATTGGTTTAGGCATTGTAACAAATCCGTTACTAAAAATGTCTGGAGTTTTAATAAAAGTATGAAATTCATTACGCAAATTATCAAAATCTACCATATCATGTTTTTTTTCGAGACTTAAATCGTATTGTTGTCTTAGAACAATATCTTTGAGTACTGCATATGAATCATTAATCTGTTCGAACATTAATGGATCACCAGATGGTTTGTCTGGATGGTAAATTAAACACAAGTTCTTATAGGCTGATCTTAGCTCTTTATTTGTTGCATCTTTAGGAACTCCAAGAATACTGTAATGATTAATAAAATCGTTTGAAGTTGTATTCATTATGTATTAAGTATACTTAATACTTAACTTTTAAAATTTATATAATAAACGTATACTATAATAATGTCTAAAGACACACTTATTACTAAATTTAAAGAATGTTTATTGGGTCATGCTTTAGGTGATACTATAGGATTTAAAAATGGTGATTGGGAGTTTATGTTCTCTCTTGACAAAATGTATGAATTTATAAGTTTAGGGGGTGTAAATCATATTAGTTTTAAAGATTGGAACGTTTCGGATGATACAGTGTTACATATTGCACTTTGTAAAACTTTATTAACAAATTATAATAGTATTAATACTTTATGTGAAACGTTCGTCGCTTATTTAATAAAAGCATATGATGAATTTAGTAAAGAAGGGTTTAACAAAAGAGCACCTGGTAATATTACATTAAACGCTATTAAATCTATGAAATTAGGTGTGAAATGGAATGAACAACCATATAATATTAATTTAGGTGGATCAGGAGCTTCAATGCGCACTGCATGTATTGGCTTAGCATATCATAGAGAACAAGATTTAGATACTTTAATACAAGTTTCTATCGAAACAAGTAGATTGACGCATAATTCTGCAGTAGGTTATTTAGGAGGATTAGTAACTGCGTTGTTTACATCATATGCTATCAATAATGTTAATGTAGAAACATGGGCGTCACGATTGTTAGAATTATATGAAACAAAAAAAATACATAGATATATTGAATCTGTGGGACGTAATGTCAAAGAATATGAAGCTGATTCAATTATTTTCTTTGAGAAATGGAAGACATATGTAAATGACAAATTTAAAGATGGTGTAGTCATTGAACGTAAATCAAGTATAAATTTGTATCTTCGTGGTAAATATTATCAAGAAAAATTTGGATACGTCTCAAGTACAACATCAGATAAGCATCATAAGTTTCCAGGTTCAGGAGGTGATGATTCAGTTATAATTGCATACGATTGCTTGCTTGATGCGAAAAACAATTGGGAAAAATTAATATTTTATGCGATGCTACATATTGGAGATACTGATACAACAGGTTGTATCGCGGGTGCATGGTATGGTGCATATTATGGTTTTGAAGACATACCAAAACATCATTTACAATATTTAGAATATAAAACTGAACTTGAAAAATTAGGAAGTGAATTATACAATAAATTTAAATAATTAGCACTCGATCTCCTTAATATTTTCTTGAAATACTATATACTGCAGTCTTAAAGTATTATGACTACTGAAGAAAAAATTGCTGATATTATAGTTAAATTACGTAAAAAACCAGAAGAAACAAACGTATCTATTGATGAATCATTTGATAATTTGTATACTCCTGATTCTATAATTTTTGGTATGTGGCACAAAAATTTTCAAGGCAAATATTTCAAAAAAGATGATAATGGTGTTCCACAACTTATGCAAGTACCTAATGATATGAGAAGTTGTTTTGGATTAGATATCGATGATAAAACTACATGTTCTGGATACATGAAAACATTAGTCAATAAAAATGAAGAATTTGGTAAAGAAATGCTCAAAGCAATCTTAACTGATGAAAATAGTGATATGTATTTTAAAAATATTAGTAATAAAATTAATGATTTGCATCCTAAAATAGCTCTTTTAATTTTACGTCGATTTGGATTTCAAATAGATACAGATAAAAAACAAATTTTGCCTGTTTCCTATTGGTTATCAGAATTAGCTAAAAAATATTTTATAAATAATCCACGCGATGATTTTGATTTTGATTCGTATATCAAAAATAAAGAAGGTTTACTTAAATTTTTAAATTTATTGGTTCATTATATTAATGCCAATCCAGGTATTCTAGATAAAAATTATGTTGCATCTGCGGATGATTTAGCCAATTATGTTAAATCCGTTTTAGATCAAGATGGATTTAAAACCGATCAACAACCTTATTTTGTTTGGATCAAAGGTAATGTTGAGTCTGTTTATCCTATTGCTACTGGAGGATCAAGAAAAAAACCAATAAATAAAAACCTTTTGCGTCACCTTATTAGAAATGCGGATGTTTTTAATAGTATTGATAATTCTAATTCCCAATATGGTGGTAATTATCCTTATACATATGAAACAAATATTACAAAAATGCTTCAACAAAATACTAGTGAAAGATTAGTTAATTATTACAATTATGTTAAGCAAATAGCAGCTGAAAAAAAAATAGCAATAAATGCTGAATATATGCTTGATTTAATTGATAAAATTAAAATTTATGAAAAAAAAATTCTCGATACACTTGCTGTTATTCAAAAATTTACTGAAAATAATAAAAGTTTCGGATCTGATAAAGCAATATCTCTAGTGATGATGGAAGATTATCTTGATGATTTAGTTAAATATTCACAAAACAATCAAGAGTTAGAAAGTAAAATTATTCAAGGAATTAACAATATTGCTAATAAAATTAATAACGAAAGAGCTATTAGTAGACCTATTGACTATAATGATATGAATTAATTTAATATTAAATTTGTATACAATCTTCAAGTTTAACTCACGATTTTCTTTTTTTCTGAAATTTAAGTATATAGTTTGATGAGTAAGTTTGCCGTCACTAAGTATATTTATACGCAAGATCCAAGTGATGAACGCGGTATTGCATGGACAAAATATGTTTTAGATTATGTTATTAATGGTGAAGATAACAATAATTCTGGGAATGAACAAAGTGTTCGGAAACGTTTAGGTGATGTATTTTCAAGGAAAATTCCTGAAAAAGAAGATAAGCAAGTGAAGGAACTGTTTAGTAGTAAAAATGATGATGCTTATCAATGGTTTGTAAAAGATTGGGCATGGTACATTACTATAATTAGCACAGGAACATTAGATAATAACAAGTATATGCGTAAATTATATGATTTATTGTTAGGTCCAGTTTACAATAATTTTGACATTAGAATTAAAAAAATTTTAAGTGCGATATTTTACATTAGTAATGTCGCAAGCATTGAAAGAAACGAAAGTACGCCATTTACACAAAATCCCTTAGACGTCGACAAAATTTTCCGAGCAACAAATTTAGGAAAAACAATTCATGAAGAAGATATGCACTCATATAAAGTATTAACAAACGTTGAATTAATTATTTACAATGAAATCTTTAAAACAGAAATAAGAGACAATTTTGGTAAAATGGAATTTACTATGTCAGAAGATAATGAATATGAAAATTATTTAAGGGAGCGTATGAGTTCACCACTTTATAATCTTTGGCCAAAATTAACTCCAGGTAATTATTACAGTAAATTATTTGAGCGCCTTAATTATCTTGATGCAAAAAGCAAAGAATATAGTAAATACGATTATAACGGCCCAGATCGTGATTATGATTTTATTAAAAATAACTATTGGAAACGAGCTGTAGATAAAAATGGTAAAAATATTTATATCAAACGTGATGGTGGAAAGTATGTTCCTATGTCTATAGATCAAGCAACAAATAACAAAGAATCTACATGTTATGATTTAGGTATCAAATCCCCAGTTTGTGGAGGTTATATTAAAGCAATTTTACACCCTGATCCCGATGTATCAGCCGAATTACTTTCAACATTCATAAAAAATAATCCTGATGCATTTACTAGTATGAAACAAAATATTAATGAGATACATCCAGGATTTGCTATTGTCATTCTTAAACGTTTTGGATTTACAATTAACAAAAAAAATGAGATAATTTCGGTTGGTGAATGGCTAAAACATTATATGAAAAAATATTTTAAAGATGAACAACTTGATGAATTAATTAAAAAAAACAAAAAATTATTGGATTTCTTAGATTATTTGGTTAGATTTATCAATTATAATCCTACTATTTTAGATCCTAATGCTGAAAAAGCAATTACAGGAAAAGATATGGAAGATTATTATTATATTTATACAACAAAACAAGATCTCGAACAATCGTTAAAATATTTAAAAACTAATAGAATATTAAACATTAACACAAATATAAAATTTGATCCATTTATCTTTAATAATTTATTTGGGGCAAATTTTGGTCCAATGAATGTGCTCACTGGTGGTGGTAATGATAGCCTTGATGCCGTTGAGCAATATGATCAAGGTTACAAGTTAATGAATATTTATTTCAAACATGTTAAAGATGAACTTGCTAAATATGGAAAACAACTTGATGAAGCAGACGAACAACATATTATGAGATTAATCGACAATTTAAAATATTATGAAGATCTTGTTTATGATAAACTAAAATTAATTGCTAGTTATGTTGATAGCAAAGATAATGACAAACATGAAGAATTGGGAGAAAAAGAAATTAATAAATTAGCTAATTTGAATAAATTCAAATTGGCTAGAGAAAATTATAATTTACAAGGAGATCAAGTAATTAACGCACTTCTACTTGCACTTGATAAATTAGATACAAATACAAAAGAAAAGATTAACGAAATACCAATTCCATTAAATTAATGTAGTATCAAATGTTTTGATAAAATATAATTAAAATTATAGAACAAATTTAATTTTTTCCAATTGTTATTACCTGTAAGATTAAACAAATTTAAATATAGTATTAAATGTTTTTTTTTCTACATTTGTGTATATACTAGAGGATGGCAAACCAACAACCACAAAATCGGGCTGATGAAATTAACCGTATACTTGCTCAGTTAAATACTCATCGTGATCCTGTAATGTTTGGAGAAGAATTGGATGATGATTTTGAAATGGATACATATATTACTGGAAACACTTGGTTTAAAAAAGATGGTAAGTGGATGAAAAATGAAAATGGTGTTACAACAGAAGTACCTGTTAATGCAGATAGATATATTAATACCGATTGCAGACTATTTCTTAATGGGGCTAATGATGATATGTGCACGGTTTTTTTGAAAGCACAACAAGAGATTATCGAAAATGATGGTAATCATCAAAATCAAAATGGTGGTAATTATCAAATTGGTGGCGATCGTCAAGATAAAATTAATGCTCTAATTGATGATCTTGCGAATTATATGAGTAGAAATTATGATGCATTTAAAACTACTGTTAAACAATTACATCCATATTTCGTTCTTCTTATGCTTAAAAGTTTTGGGTTTACGATTAACAGCGAAACAGGTGAAATTAATAGTGTTTCTTATTGGATAAGGAATACTTTACCAACGTATGTTGCTGATGAAGGGAGACGACGTAGAATTTTAGATAAAAGTACCAAAATTCTTGATTTCCTTAATATTCTCGTTCATTACATTAACGCTAATTCTGGTATTCTCAATACTAATAAAGGATATGATGTAAATACATATGAAACGATGGCTAGAAAAGCTGCTGGCGAAGAATTACCAAATATAAACGGTAAAGATCAAGTTTACAATATAAGATTTACTAATTACAGTGAAGCACTCAGATATTTACAAGCATCTATCAAAAATAATATGCGAAGATTTAATATTAATCCATTGCTCTACATGAGACCTCATATTTCTGGATTGTATGTTCCTGGAATGTTTGGCATGTTTGGCGGAGCTAATGGTCGCTATGCTGCTAATCCTACAGTCCAAGTTGGTGGTGTTGTCTTACAATATCAAGTTCAACAACTTAACAATCCCGAAAATATTAACTGCGGTACTAAATATGCTAATATGATGTATAATCGTCTTACTAGTAAATTAGCTGCAGGAAACAAAAAATTACATAGTAGAGACGAGGCACATTTTAAGAATTTAATCCAAAATCTTAAAACTTATGAAGATCGATTATATAAATTTTTATCTAATTTTGGAAATTATGTAGAAAATGGAGGTCAATATTCTACTAATTCAAATGTTGTAAATTCAGGAGAAATGAAACGTTTTGTTGATGGTTTACGTCTTCGTGGTATTAATGTTTGGAATCAAGAAGGTAAAATTGTTAATGCTTTACTTCGAATCGCTAATTATGTCGATAGTTTACCAATGAATCAAGGTCCTGCTGGAAATTATCGTGTAAATGAGGCACCAATTCCCTTAATGTAATTTGATTTACAACTTAAATATTATTATTATTAAATAATAATGCTCCAAGATTATCACGGATTTGAAAAATATTATAAATTCTAGCATAAGATCTTAATCTAATATCATTGTATTTTTTATATTTATTTACTGTCAATTTTAAGCCTAGAGTTGAAACACTTTCTAAATTAATAGAACCTGATGGTTGTAGTTCTTCTGGATATAAACTAAAACTATATGTGTTGATTCCTGGACTACTCGATGAGTGATATGTATATGGTTGTAATTGATCAAAATAGCCTGCTTTTCTAAATGTAACCCTTTCTATATTATCAACAAGTATCGTTTCTTTTTTTATTATTGAAGAATTATTTTTTGTTTTAAATCCAACATTGCCATATTCTCTTTTTTTGTAATAATTTATTATATCAGTTGTATAATTGAAATATTGTTTCGCAAAAATAGCACTATCAAGTTGAGTAATCCATATTAACTCTTTACACAAGTTCGAAAATTTAAGTGTGTTAATAACTTCTGGACCAGTAAGTACTTTTTCGTCACAATACAACACTTGTTCAATCAAGTAATCACGATTTAAATTTTTAACCATCATTTTGTCTTTCTCTTCTGGACACAATAATACATAATCACATAGTAAATGTACATCTACTAGTTTCAAATCACATGATAATTCAAAATTGAATACACCTTCGTCACTAATAGCTGTTGTTACATAATAATGTTTTAAATTAAAAATAGGACCCTTGCAAAATTCACCATATATTTTTTCATAATAAATCCTTGATTTTAATATATCCTCATGTGAATATATTGCTATTCCTGTCTCTTTTCCATGTTTTGTTTGTACAATTATATCTCCTTGTTTGTAAGGTACTAAAGGATCTTTAATTTTAATGTAATTAGTTGGTGTTACACGAATACAACTTGTAGCATCACTTAATTCGACGTTAATTTTAATTTCTTGATCAGGTAAACTAACTAGTGGAAGTGCTAGAGACATACTTTTATTAAACCAAAAACTTAATGGGATTGCAAGTTCAGTTTCTGGAATATATTTGCTTGGTGTATTTAAAGTTTTAGATAAACCAATTAAATGATCGTATTTTTCATTATCTGGTACTGTTAATGAATACCATATATTAAACCATTCACCATAATGTTTTTCAACAAGAATACTATTTATTTCTAATTCAACACTTTTTACAAGTTTAAATGCTATTTTATTTACCCATGCTAACTCATATTTAGAACGTTTCGGAACTGTTAGTTTAGGCAACACTATTATTATGTACATTTTACTCAACAAATCGCCACATCTTGCAACTTTGCAACTGTATTTAGAACCAAAATTTGGTACAGTAGTAAATGTATTTTTTATGGTTTGAATCGCAAATTGAGTATGTCTTTTATAAACAGCTCTAAAACATGTTACTTGCGGCTTTTCTGTTAAATATCTATCTTGAATTCCCTTACAGGCTAATTGTATTATTGCAGCCATATATATAGTCCACCTAGCAAAAAATGTGTCTTCTCGTAACTAACGATTAATATTTTTAATTCTACTATTCCACCTAAATTAAATATATTACTAAAATTCATAAAAAAGTCTTATTCTAAATTTTTTTACATTATTATATCAAATGTAATTTACTTTACAGGATTAATATTTGTTCTCTTTTGTATGTGAATAAATAAAGTGATAGTTGTAATATCAAAAATATTAACAGAAATCACTTTTGTTACAAAATCTTAATAATTCATAGTAGCTTGAATATACATTAATTTTAATTTGTTTAACAATGCTTAATTTTTTTTTACTAATACCGAAAGTAATTATTAAACTTGGTATATTACTCATATCAAGACAACCAAGAGGTTGAGGATTTTCAGGATTAATAGAAAATGTATAAACTGCTTGATTATTATTTAAACTTGCAGTAAATCTTTCATATGGTTGTATTTGATTGTAATACGCATATGGCTTTGTTGTTTCTCTTACAACTCCATCTAAAGATATTTTAATATCTCTTATCACTTCTGTAATTTTATTATTTGTCATATTATTTCTAGTTTCTATAGAAGTGCAAATAAAAAGTGTTTTAACCATTCTTCTTGGATGATATCGAAATTCGAAATTTTTGGTTTCTGTGCCAAAGTTAATATAATTAGGACCCATTTTTTGAATAAGTTCAATGACATTATATTTAACATTGCTAGTTAAATCATTGCGATTTTTTTCAGGTAAAATGATATAATTTGCTAAAATTGAACCAGGAAAAGATAATTCAGTTTTTAATTCTATGTATTTCGATAAATTATTCGTATCATTAATGACAGAAAAATAAGGATATTGCACCAACTCTTCTAGTTTTCTTAATGTGACTCTTAACATTACTGTTTGATTAGATAAATTACAAAGGGGCAACGCACCTTCGTAGTTTCTTGTAAACCATAAATCAAGAGGTACATATAATGGATTTTCACTAGTTAATCTTCTGTAGTTATCCCTATTTTTTAATGTATCATTCAGATAGTGTGCCAACAACATTCGTTCTCCATAATCTGAACATAATATTTGTGACCCAATATATAAATCTACCTTTTTAATCATTTTTATACCAACAAAAGGTACATAAGATAACTTTATTTGTTTACCAATATACATATCTTGTAATACCTCTAAAATATTTAATTTATTCATATTCGTTAATGCTTTCTTATTTTGTTTGTGTATTTTTTCTAGTAATTGTACATTTTTTGAAATTGCTGCTTTGTAAAGATAAACATTAGTCATTTTATCCAAAAGTTTGGTTGCAATTATATCAGATAATATAATTGTATGTATAGGTGTTTGTTCTTGTTTTATAATATTTATAATATATGCCCTTAATTCATTCGATTCGAAATTAATATTCAAATGTTCCAAATATTCTTCAATATTCCAATATCCTTCTGACAGTAAATTATCACGAACATCGTTTATTGCTTTGGTATCCATAATACCGAATAATAAATTACTTCCTGTAATATTAGCAAATATTGAATTTACATAATTATCATATGTTGATGTATTTGTTTCCCATATTTTTAAACAATTAATACAAAATTTTGACATTACAAATCTTTTGATTATTTTTAATTCTTGTAAAACTAATGTATTAAGATTACTCGTATCTAATCCTAAAGTTGTTTTTTCATATGCATCAATATATGTATTAATTTGACAAATTAATGTATTTTCTTCAGTATGTAACAAATACTCTTTTGATAATTCTAAAATACAAGAAATACCATTATATTTTGTGTATCCTTCAAGTTCAGAACGTAACATCATAAAAAGTGTGTCATGAGTTATTATTTTTTCTTTTAATATTATATGCAATTTATTGTCAAGTGAAAGTAAATGTTGATTTTTCAATAAAATTGGTAATAAATTTTGTAATTTTTTACAAACTAAACTAATAATACGATCAATTACGCTAGAAACTAAAATATTAATTTCATGATACAAGTCTACACATTTTTCTAATAATTTTTCTTTAAGCCTAATCAAAGTTACTATTGGCATCATATTTAAATTATAACATGTGATAGTAATATCTTTAAAACCAAGAAAATTATCACTCACTGTAATCATATCTAAAATTTTTAAAGTATCTTTCGTATTTATCTGATCTAATTTAACTATCTTATCTAACAAAATACCAATATTATCAAGAATATTTTGCTGCACCGTATTAGTAATAAGTGTTTCAATACTAATAAATTGTTTATTGTTATTGTTATTATTATCAGCAAGTTGATAACATAAAATAGCTCCATTTTCCCAATATTGTTGAGTATTATATTTGCTTTTTATTTGATTTTTAAGATACTTAAAGAAGTCGTGATATGTTGTTGTGTTAGTTAAATTATCTCGAAATTCGTATAAATATTTGAATAATATTGTATCACTATTATTTCCAGTCATTAATGAATTCATTATATTATTTACAACCTCAGATAGTGTAACGTTAATGTCAATATTAGAAAGTAATTCAAAATCTTTTCTAAAAATTTGATATGTTATATTTTCTTCAGCGTTGATATTACTTTTATAATTAATTAATGTTTTTTGTATTAATTTACAAATCCACTCATTATTAACGACAGATGTTAACGTGTTAACATTCGCATCAAAATCATTATTAGAATAATTACTAAAAGTTTTAAAACTAATATAAGTTTTGTATATTGGATCATTTTCAATTAATTCAAGAACTAATTTTTCATTAAATTGACCCTTTAAAATATTATTTATTTTATTATTGTTGCTTTTAGTATCTCTTACCCAATCATTAATTAACAATACTAATTTATTGTATGCATTTTTATTATTTGTGAAATTAATATCATTATCATCATTGCCATTATTTCTATCGTTGCTATTATTGTAATATTTTGTCCTAATATCAATATTGTTAGCTTCCAAAAACTCAAATATGTCATTTATGTGTCGAACATTATATTTAGCTTTGGGTTTCGGTAATATTGCATTAAGTGCAATTTTGTTTAACATATCACCTGAATATGGTATATTAATATCTGTAACAGAATCAAAATGATAATTACAGTTTATACCACTAGATTCAATATTCAAAAGGAATGGATCAAGTACTTGATAAGTTGTTTTAAATATTGTATTTGACAAGTTTTCAGTTACTGTTCCAAAATTAAAATCAGTAGCAATTAATTGTTGATATACTGCCATAATAAATTTGAGTTATATTTTAATTATAATAACATAATATAACATAAAAGGTAAATAAAAAAGTATACAATAGTATTAAAGTGTAATTTTTAACCATATGTAAATGCTAATCCACAATATCCAGAAACAAAGCGTAATATGTTAATTGCTCTACCAAATATTATTATTTTTGGTCGGTATTTATATTCTAATTTAATTTCTTCTCTTCTTTTAATTAACAACCTACTTCCCATAATTACAGAAAAATTAGCAGATCCTGATACTTGTAATTCTTCTGGATATAAACTAAATGAATAATTGTAAATTCCAACGTTTGGGGTCGAATTATGATGTTGATATGGTTGTACATAATTGAAATAAGATGCATTTAGATTATCAACTAATGAGCTATCATAAAGCTTTAAAGTAGCTGAATTAATTTCTTCATATTTATTCCAATCTTGTTGTAATATCCAAATGAATTCTTTAATAGGGTTTACAAAATAGTCAAGATTAATTGCTAAATCATTTGTTTTTGTTGGTTCTGAATAAATTTGAAGTTGATCAATTATATATTCTTGTGGTTCGTCAACAAATTCACAACGATCACTTTTACATAAATAAACATAATCAATATAAAGTACTGGGTAAATGCTTGTTTTTAATTCAATATTTTGTGTGTAGTCTGCATAGTCTATATTAATATCATTATTGTTTTCCTCACAACTTATTATTTTGAAAATATTATCAAATGCACTAGTTGCCAATTCAATTCTAACTGTTTGATGTTGTAAACTTGCTAAAGGTAAACTAGATGCAAAATAACGACAAAACCAAAATTCTAGAGGAATGCGAAGTACATATGATGGTTTATTTTTATTATTAAATTTAGTTAAATACTTGATATTACCTATCATTTCATCAAAAATATATTCAGTACTTAAGCTTCTTGTAAGTTGGTGCCACACATTTAACCAAACACCAGTATGTTCATCTATTTTTTGACCACCAATATAAACAATAACTGAGTTAATAATTGCATATCCAACATTCTTAACCCATGCAAATTTAATATTAGGTTTAATATTAGTTGTGGTATTAGTAATATTTTTTTTTTTACTAAATTTTTGTTTTAATCTAACAAATGTATCTAACATTTGTTCTGTCGCATTTAATAATTGTTGTTTAGTAAAAGATGTATTATTTATTACTTTAGCAATATTCAAAGAATCAATTTTGGTTTTTTGAGATATTTCTTTTTTTTTAATACAAATTTCTAATGAAGCATAAAATGTTTCAAGATATGTATTACTTGTAACAAAATTAATAATATTATTAATAACTTTTTGAATATCATGATTGTTACTAGAATCACAAAATATTTTCACCATTGAATATACCATCGCATATACTTTAGAAACATTATCCATAATTGTGATCATTCGATGTTTGTTATTTGTTGTGTTAGTATCATCATTATTACTTGTCAATTGAACTTGTGGGAGTTTTATTTCTACATAAATTTTACTCATTAGATCTCCAGCCGTTGGTACTTCATAAGTAAAAATAGTATTGAATCCATTATGACTTTTATTGTCAACTGGTCTACTATTAGTTGGTGGTACAGCGACAGATTCTATTGCAAATGGTGTGTATGCTTTGTACATAGCATTAAAAAATGTTATATCAGGATTTAATGTTAAATACGATTCTTGAGTACTATTAATAAAAAAATTTAATAAGCCAACAGACATATTATGTGCTTATATATACTTTAGATAGCATAATATAGGTTCATTTTGTCGTGTTATTTTAACTGAAAAGAACAATTAGTAATAAAATTATCATGAGTAAAAATATTCCGCACATGAAATAAGTACTATTATTACTTTTCATTAATGCATCATATGCTATGTAATCATTGAAAGTATAATCTTGTATATCTCCTATTTCTCGCAATGGTAGTTGTGCATTTTCTTGTTGCATAGATACAATTTCTGTTTGAGGCATAATTGCATTTTCTTGTTCTGATTGTGGTGTAGTATCAAAACCTTCTGGAACAGCATAAATAGTAGCATCGTTTGTAACAATATTTTGGTCAGCTGAATCAATAGCGACAAGATTAGTAGCAAGAGGAGGTGAATATAAAGGAATACCTTGTGTAGGTTGATACACTTTGTACCATCTATTGTATGGATAACCGTAGAAATAGTAGTAATAGGGATATCTATAGAACCATTTAATGGGAGAATAATTATTCAAAGGTGAAACAAAGTTAGTGTCGAGAATTGGATAATAATACGGATTGTAATTGTAATAGGGGTAGTAGTAATTATTATAAGGATAGCGCTTATAATATGGTCTTTTGTGCCATCTTCCCCATCTATCACGTCGATCCCAGCGATCACTTCTGTTAATTTTATTTGCATTTCTGTTAAAGCCACGATCAGATAATGCTCTACTATTTGATGAACGATTCCTCATGGAACTTTGTACGCTTTGTGAACTCATAAGTACGGTATATTATTTAATAAGAAATTTAATTAAATGTTCCGATATTCCAAAATAATTATATTGAAGACTATTTTTTATTCGTTTAGTATAAGTATGTTAATTTTTTATAAAACTTGATAACATATCTAATGATTCGTGATATGCGTTATTTGATACTTAAGAGAAAATTAACGGTTGAATATTTTATTTGATAATAAAAAAAAACAAAAATTGTCTTAATAAAAATTATCATGACATTAACTTTTGTAAAGCGGCGAATGACATAATAATTCTTATGCTATTAATTAATTTTTTAATTTATAGCTCATCATGAGTTCACATATATACTTTTGTATATTTTTAATTTTATAGGCATTTTACTTTTTATTTATGATATATGAGTAATCTTAACATATAAAAATTCTATTGTTTCATATGAATATATTAAAAGAATCTACTACTAATAATACTTCTATTGTTAAAACTTGTCTCGAGAGTATTATAGTATTATAAGTTTGGGTTCTGAATTTAATAACAATACATTCAGAATAATGATTTATTCATATCTTGTATATTTAGATTTTAAAATTTTTTTATATTATTTCAATTTAACAAATTTATTCCAGATTCATTTTGAGCTTGTATTTCGATTGGATAAACTTTAAATTTCAAGCCACCAAATATAATTAATCCTAAAAATAAAGAAATCATTAAAAATATACCTAGCAAAAGGATCATAATCATGTACAGATAAAATTCAAATTTTTCAAATACATTCATGTTATATATATTATTATTTAAAAAATTAATTCGTTTGAATAAAAATAACTATAATAAACATAAATGCAATTTTAAATTATCAAAGATAAAGATTCTCAATATATTAGTTTTGGTGATGAATCTTAATTGTTATTAATGTCTAATAAACAAAATTATTTTATACATGGCAACTAAATGGACATAATAATTGTAATGTATTAATTAAAAATAAATTCTTTTATCTTTTATCTTTGAATAAATAAATTATTCAAATTCATGTAAAATAAGACTTTATACGATGATTGATGATAAAAATCAAGTATTAAAATATTAAAATGCAGAATATATTAAAAGAATTAAAAGAATTAAAAGAAAAATACAACAAAAAATTTTAAAAATTAAGAGATGAAATTTGAAATAACAAGACTTGAAAAAATATTATCTAATTATGACTCAAAATTATGCTATTTTAATAAATTCAAAAAATACGTAGAAATAAAAAATTGGTTATCTTTTGGATTATTAGAATTATACAAAAACATTTTTTTCAAAAAAACATAAATAGAGACATAAATTCAGTGAAAATATGAGAAAATTAGTTCACCGCTGGTTCTATTATGGTAAACGTTTAGAAGAATATAGTAGACCAAACATAAAAAAAATCAAAATCAGCCAACCAATCATTACTTGAGCAAGAATGAGAAGTCAAATGTGTTGAAATCGAAAAAAAGCGATCTAAGTACACATGTGGACTCAAGATGAGCCTTTGTAATATTCACATACATCTGGTAAAATTACATATTATAATATTTTTAAATCAACAATTTATTTAAAACGCACAAAAATGAACATATATTGAAAATAAAAGTATATATGTATATACCAAACACACCCCATATTAAAGTAGATAATGAGCGGTGGATTATTACAATTAGAATACAATACACCATATAATTTTTTGTCGTTTAAACCAGAATTCAACCCATTTAGATGTATATATAAATGTCATACTAACTTTTCAATGTCACCAGTTGAACTTGTATGTTTAAATTATGGATGGGGAAGAGCGAGTAATATTAAACTTGAAAGAATGGGTGATTTGATAACACAACTTACATTACTTGTTAGAATTCCGCCTATTTTTATAAAACCACCGACAAAATTTGCGTGGGTCAAAAAACTTGGACTGGCAATAATTAAATATTTTAAAATTTACATTGGTAGTACATTAATAGATACTCAATATGGTGAATGGATGTACATATGGTTAGTTTTATCAGCAAGCAATACAAGAAATAAAGAAAAAGGGTACGCAATATTATTTGGTAATGTAGAGCCTTTAATAGAGTATAATTCTTCAGACAAACCAGAATATCTGTTACAAATACCTTTATTATTTTGGTTCAATAGAGTTATTGAATCTGCGTTACCAATTATTGCAATAAGATATCAAGATGTAGTTTTAAAAGTATGTTTTAATGAACTTGAAAAATTAATAATTACAAGTGATCCTAATTTTCTTAAGAATTATAAAGGTCCTTTAGATATGTTAAGTTTTAGTGTTTTAGCTAACTATGTGTACTTAGATTTACCAGAACGTAGATTATTTGCCCAAAGTGCGCATGAGTATTTAATTGATCAAGTGTTAACTGATGTTGATTATGCTTACATTGGAGAAAATTATATTAAACTCGATTTTACAAAAAGTTGCCGAGAAATTCTATGGTCATCGCGAAATATTGATTATAATAGTGGTAAACGTTTTCTTTGTTACACACATGAAAAAGATTGGACACAAACGCTTTTGACATTGTCTTATACGATAATTTCAGATAGTATTTTACTTTCAGAAAAAGAATTATGTTTGAGTCCTCTTTGGACTATTGTAGGTCCTGAAACTACATTAATAACAAAAAATAAAATGATAACAGTTGAAAACGATAGTCTTTTCTATGTAGCTATTAATACTGATTCTTTAATTTTAGATGGTGTTAGCATTACTGGTAAAATTAAAGCGACAGTGCAAGTTTCTGGACGGGGACAAATTCAAATTTTAAATGTTAAATCGAATATAAATATTAAAGACATAAG